AGGCGGCATAAATGGCTCAGCTTGACGACGTAGTTCAAAGGGTACTCTTGCAAGGTGACGAAGAGGTCATCGGCAAGCTCGTTGAGATTGGAGAGAAGGGCGCGGAGGAGTTCGAAAAACTCGCCGACCTCTCGACCAAGGGCCTCAGCGGCTTTGAGGCATTCGGCGATTCCATCGGCCTGATCGGCACCGCGTTGATCGGCGCTGGCATCGCGACGCTCAACTTCGTTGACGCGCAGGACGAAGCAATCCAGAAGACCAACTTCTTGGCTGAGGCCTTCGGCGCGACAACGTCGGAGATCGTCGGCCTCGAATCCGCGTTCGCGCAGGCTGGCGTTAGCACCCATACGTTCGAACGGTTTGCTCAACGCCTCACTACCACGATCGCCCGTGAGTGGCCTCAGATAACAGAAATCGTCCGCACGTCGGCTGATCAGCAGAACAGTGCGCACGAGCGCATCATCTCTTCGACCGTGCGCGTGCAGGACGCCCAGAACAGTCTCGGCCTCGTCAACGAGGAGACATCCTCAAAGATCGCCAATTCCAACCTCCGGGTCGAGGAGGCCTACACGAAGCTTCGGTTCGCCGCCGAGACTGCGCTCGAAGCGATGCGCGCCGGCACGAACAGCGTCGCCGACGCGGACCTCGCCCTCGAAGCCGCGCAGCAGCGCCTCGCCCAGACCGAGGGCAATGGTCCCTCCGATGCTGACAAGAAAGACCTCGCGCATAGGCAGGCCTTGCAGGGGGTGCAGGACGCGCTGGCGCGCACCGAGACCGCGCGGACTCAGCAGCGCCAGCAGCAGGCGGAGGCCGCGCAGAAGCAACAGGCGCTTGAGCAAGCGGCGGCCGACGCTTCGCTCCACCACGAGGCCGCGCTCAACGAGGCGAGCACTGCCCGAATCAAGGCTGAAAATGCCCTCAAGGAAGCGATCACCGCGCGTAATGAAGCTCAGGAACACGCGGACCAACAGGCGCTCAAGGACATCCCGTCGATCGCTAAGGCATTCGAGAGCATCACGTCCGGCGCGAAGGGCGCAACCGACGCGATCGACATCACGCAAGTCTCGGTTCAAAACTTGACCAAGGGTATTTTCTTGGCGGCATCGGCTGGCGGAGTGCAGCCGACCGGCCTTCAGGCCATGACGAAGCTCAGTGAGGTCCTGTCGAAGGATACTGACCACCTTATCACGTCCCAGCAACGTTTAGCGATCGTGCAGCAGCTATCTCAACGCGTCTTTGGCTCGACTGGCGCGGCGGCATTTCAGTTGCTTGATGCTTTGGAGCGCGGTCCCGACTACTTCAAGAAGTTCGAGGAGGCCAGCAAAAATTCGCAGGCCGTAACTAAGAAGTCGGAAGAAGCTATCAAACATTTCCGTGACTCAATCGCGCTGTTGGAGAACACGATCGACCTTATCAACCGTAGCATCGCGGCTGCGGCGACGCCGGCATTCACCGCCGCGATCGATGCCATGAACGAATCGCTCAAGAACAGCGATGGGGTGCTGCATCTGTTCGTAGAAGGCGTCAAGGCAATCAGCGGCGCGATCGGCACCGTTGTTGGAATCTTCCGCGACCTCTTTGTCGCGATCGACAAGAGCTTTAATCTGGAGAAGGGTCGCTCGTTCCAGATTTTCCTTGGCCTGATGGTAGTCTTGGTCGGCGCGTTCGCGAATGCCTTCCTTGGCATCCCTGCCGTCATCGCCGTAGTCGTCGTCTCGCTCGGATACATCGTCGATCACCTGAAGGACATATCGAAGTGGGTCGAGGACAATCGGGACAAGTTCATCGCGGTCTCCGCCATCGTCTCCGGCCTTATCGCGTTCTTCGCGCCGATCCCGGTTGCGATCGGGTTGATTGTCGCAGCCAGCGTGCTCGTGTACGAAAACTGGGACAAGATCAAAGCGAAGATCGGTGAGGTCTTCGAAGCCATCGCCAAGTCGCCGTTCGGTGAGTTCATCGGAACCTTGCTGTCGGGACTGAAGAGCGTGCTTCAAGTGCTGCTCGACATCGGCAAAGCCGTCGCGAAGGCGTTCGGGTTCGGCGGCAAGTCGGCCTCAGCGCCCGGCGACACGCCTAGCACGACCACGGGCAGTGAAGCTCCGATCCAGAGCCATGCCCGAGGCGGCCTGATCCATGGCCCCGGCACCGGCACCAGCGACAGCATCCTCTCGTGGGTATCGAATGGCGAGTTCGTCGCGAAGACTGCGGCAGTGCAGAAGTACGGCGCGGACTTCTTCCACTCGTTGAACAACATGACCTTCCCGGGCTTCGCCAGCGGCGGCCTCGTCGGCGCACCGACGCGGCTCGGCGGCGGAGGCGGACCGATTCAGGCGTCGCGCGCCCTCAACCTCACGATCGACGGAAAGACCTTCAGTGGTTTTCGTGGGCCGTCGAACGTTGTGGAGAGCCTTGCTAACTACGCGGTCTCACGCCAGACATCTTCGGCAGGCCGTCAACCATCGTGGGTAAAATAACATGGCGACCTCTCCTCCAGTCGAAAACGTGCTGCCCTCGGGCGCGGATACCGTGCTGACGATCTCCAGCTTCGGCAACATGCTCTATCAGGCGCGCGGGCTGACGCAAACTCTCGAAACCATCACGGCTGCATCGCAGCTTGAGCGCACGATCAATGGCAACCTGATCGACGTGTCGGCTGCGCAGTTCCGCAAGTACCAGTCGCAGATCAGCGTGAGCAGCGAAGTTGACGCGCCGCCGCTCGACGGCGTCTACCCGGGCATGGAAGTGACGGTCGGCTGCGCGGTCGAGCTTTCCTACCCGACCGGCAAGTCGGGCTCGCCACACCGGACCGAAGTGTCCGGCTCCAGCTACTCGCAAAACGGATTCACATTCTATCGGCCGCTGCTCACCATGCTTGTCAAGGACGTGAAGACGAACCTCGACGAGTGGGGCCGCAAGGTCGGATGGACCGTTGACCTCGAAGAGGTATGACGTGCAGACTGACCCTTTGCGACGCGCGTATGGAAACCAAAAGGGCTGCGCTAAGGAGCGCGGTATCGAGTTCAATCTATCGTTTGAAGAGTGGCTAGACCTATGGACAAAATCAGGGAAGCTCTCGCAGCGCGGGCGGCGTCGGGGACAATACGTGATGTCACGTTATCAGGACCAAGGCCCGTATTCACTGGGCAATATCGAGATCAAGGAGTGTGGGGACAACTGCGGCGAAGCGAACCGGGGGAAGCCGTCCATTATGTCGTGCCGACCAAAGACGAGTTCCCACCGCAGGAACATCTCGCTAGGACAATTGGGCCGCGTAGTCAGCCCGGAAACACGCGCTCGCATAAGCGCGGCAAAACGTAGGCGAGCATGACAGCACTGCCGTTCTATTTCGCTTGGGTAGACGAAGGCCAAGACACCTTCGATCCTTCCACCATGTCCGTCTTCGACGAGAACATTTTCTCGTTCAAGGTCGATCATGAGGAGGGCCAAATCCCCACGCTCGACATCGTGATCAAGAACCCGCGCGTAGGCTTGCTCAACCCTTCGCGCAAGACGCGTGCGTGGCTGGCGTGGCAGAGCCCGGCCGACGATCCGATCTATTCCGGCGCGATCGTGCCGCTATTCCATGGCGTGCTCGTGGGCATCCCGACGAACCTCTTCAAGGAATTGGTGACGCTCCAGTTCATCGCGCGCAGCCCGACCTTCATCGCCGACAAGCAGGCCGTCGCCGAGACGATGAAGATTCAACCCTATTACGATCCGATTTGGCTCGACGAACGTCACCGCGACGATCCGGATTCGATCCTCGAAGGCTGGAGCGCACTCTGGCACATCGATCGCCTCACCAACGCGACCACCGCGTCCGACGTGCTTGTTGGCGAAGATGGCACGGTGACATTCACTGAGGATGACGCGTTCTATGACAGCGTCGCCGTGAACGTCGGGCAGCCTCCGCTCGTCAACATACGCGTCGAGGCCAGCGTGCATTGGACCCAGCGGTCATCTGGGTTCTTCACGGTCCCGACCGTCAACATCGCCAGCTACACGGGCGACACGTTCATGGGCGACTGGCCCAAGGCCGGCGCTGGCATCGGCGGCGGCTATACCGTCGAGAGCAGCTTCGTCACCGACACCTTCCACGTCGCGCAAACGCCGACCACCAACTATCAGTCGTCGTGGACGAACACCGATCCGAACCCGGGCCAGTGTTCGAACGCGTCCTCCTCTTCGCAGTCGAGCGGCCCCGCGCTGATGTCGCCGAACCCGCTCTCCTCCATGCTGACCGAGTATTGGAAGACCGGAGTTTGCTTCCCCGACAGCGACCCGCCGGTCAACACGCCGGCCGAGGTTCAAGTCACCGGCATTATCGTGCCCTGTTGGTTTGTCTCCGGCGACATGAGCCTTCGCTATGACGCGAGCCGGAGCTTCAGCGAGTTGCTTTCGTTCGACATGATTGCCAACGTGCAGGGCATCCTCGCGTCGCCGACGATCGACCAGAACACGGAACTAATGACGATCGCTGCGCAGGATGTCGGGCAGCCGTTGATCAACGTTTTCAATTGGACGGACTTCGCCGGCCAAGCGGTCGCGCAGACCACGATCATCTGGCCGAACAACCCGACGAAGCCGGGCGGCCTCGCGTATCAGATTTGCGTTGTCGCTGGCACGGCCGGCGCTACCGAGCCCGTCTTCAGCGACATCCCCGGCACCATCACCGTTGACGGTAGCGTACAGTGGGCGAGCTTGGGCGAAAGCGGAATCACCAGCGTTCCGCAGTGGGCACCCGGCGAGGGTGTTCCTGTCGGACAGATCATGCTTATTCAAAAGATGGTCTTCAACGTCAACACGGGCGGCAACGAGGCCGTGCCCGGTGCGACCTCGTACTATATGTGCCTCGGCGCGGGCTACACGAACAGCGTCTACGACACGTTCACCTACGTCCCGCCGATCAACACCAACGACGAGGCGACGCCGATCCCACGCACCGTCTCGATCCTCAACGGTCCGACGTTCTCAACCTCGCCCGGCACCCAGATCACGGATGGCACCGTGCGATGGCTTGTGCTCGGCACGAGCCCCACCGGCTTCGGCATTCCGATCGGCGGCACGCCGACCGACGTGCGCGCGAGGAGTTTCTTCCCGACAGGGCGCGGCCAGATCGCAGTTCAATACCTGATCATGAAGGCTCGCGCCCGGCTGCGCTTCCGTGGCCGCGCGCTCACCGTGAAGTGGGAGAGCCCGTTCAACCGGATCGTCGGCCTGTCGTGCCGCAAGAATGCGACGCTCTTTGAGCCTCGGCTCCCCGGCGGCGCGGCGACTGGCAAGATCATCGCGTACAGCTTTGAGTGCGACGGCTCCTCAGGCAAGCTCAGCGGCAGCGTGCAGATCGGAGTCTCGGTTGGCTTCGGCGACAGCGTGTCAGAGATCACCGGCACACCGGAATATGCTTCGTCCGGCTATGCGCAACTCGGTTGGCAACTCTATGACGGCGCGACCGTTGTGCCCAGCAGCAATGACGTGAGCTATACGCCGCCCGTATACGCGCCGTTCGACGACGGCTTGCAGTTCCCGCTCTCGTGGGCGCAGATCAGTGACGGCGGAAAATTCAGCAATACGCTCGCCGCGCAGAAGGCGGCGATCCAGAAGTCGTTCGGCGTGTTGGCGACGCTCGACTACCTCCAGAAATGGGCGGGCCAAGTTCTCACCACCGGCAACGTCAACACAACCCAGTCCGGGCTCAGCCCGGATCAGGCGTGGACCCTAGAGCGCGAGCAGCTAAATCTCGCGAGCCAATCGACGCCGTATGTCATGGAGGCCAACGCGATCTCGTGGACGGCACTGCTGAAGCCATGTGCTGGCAACGGCCCGTTTGAGGGAGCCTATTCGATCACCGTTACCCCGTTGATTCTGCCCGAGGGCATCAACCTCGCGGCGGCGTCGTCGCCATAAGCTCTAGGCTATCAAAAGCGATCACTTCAATAGGAGATAAGTTATGCCCGGCATGGAAGCTATAGTCCGCCCGTTCGTAGGCCAAGACGTTACACCGACGCGCGAGTTCGTGCCCGGCGGCGCGAGCGCGCCCCCCGTCCGGCTGGCGATCGGCCTGATCGGCGGCAACAAAACGTTCTCATTCACCGGGAGTTCGTCGCTCTCCAGCTATATGGCGACCGTCAACACCGAAAAGACCTCGACCGCTTTCGACATGACCACCGGAGAGCTTGCCTCCTAACAGCCTTGCGCGCAGGGCGCTTTTATGGTTAACAGACTTCCGAAGGAACTCCCATGAGCATCAGTATCACATACCGCACCGACGACGGCACGCGCTGGGGCACTGGGCAGGGCTCAGACCTCGCGGCCGTCACGATCGACCTCAACTTCTGGAATCTGTTCTCGGCCGTCACCGCCTTGCAGTCGCAGATCACTTCGAACGCGACAACGAGCATCGACTTCATCAGCACGGTCGGCAACCAACTGTTCGTCCACTTGACCAATCACGCGGTCGAAGGACCGTTCGTCATTCCGGTCGCGTTCTGGAATCCGAAAGGCAACTGGGCTCCGGCAAACAACTACGTTCCGCTTGACGTTGTCAGCGTGGACGGCGCGCTCTACATCACCAACGTCGCGCACACGAGCGCGGCCACCTTCTCGGCGTTCGCTACGGACGGCCTCGGCCACAACATCTACACGCTGCTGCTTGAGCAGCCGATGGACGAATTGCCGGCCGGCGGCACCGCAGGCCAGCGCCTCGTCAAAGCTTCGGGCTCGCCCTACGTCACCGAATGGTTGAGCGACAACATCCGACTCGCGCTCTTCATCGGCGGCCAGCCCGATCCGGCAGAGCTTGTGCTCCAGTATGCCGTGACTGACCACATGGTCTTCGTTACTGGGCTCGTGGGCACGGTCGCCTTCGCGCAAATACCGTCGTCCGCGCCTGCCGTGTTTCAGTTGAACAAGAACGGGGCCGCGATCGGCACCATCACGTTCGAATCTTCGCCGCCGGATGCCTCGGTCGCCTTCAGCGGCACCGTGGCGTGCGTGCCGGGCGACATCATCTCGATC